AATTGTATCTGTTCCACTTGTTGTTTTAGTTCCGCCTGATGAGTCTGCAGGTCCTGCTGCATGTCTTAAAATTACAATTCCAGATCCGCCAGGGTTTCCTGCCTGTCCGTTTCCTTGGCCTCCGCCACCACCGCCTCCGGTGTTTGCAGATGCTGCACTATTTCCGCTCGCTCCGCCTCCTGAACCTCCTGATCCAGCGCCTGAAGCTCCTCCGCTTCCTTTTCCGCCGCCTCCGGATCTAGCCACAGGTGATCCATTAATACTAGAAGTTCTTCCAGCTCCGCCATTTCCATTTCCACCATCCGCAGGTGATCCTGCAGCAGATGCTCCGCCGCCTCCTCCAGATCTATGTGGTCCACCAGCTTCTCCGGCTCCGCCATTACTTCCTTGTGATGGAGTTGTTGAAGGTGTGTTTCCTGCTCCTCCCGCGCCTCCTGACCATGCGCCCCCGCCGCCTGATCCACCTGCTCCGCCAGCTTCGTTAGAATTTCCTCGGCCACCTTTTCCACCACCAGCAGATGTGATAGATGAAAAAACTGAAGAAGAACCGCCGCCTGAAGCGCCGCCTCCTCCGCCTACTGTAATACTGTAATCTTCACCTGGATCTACTAATATTTCTGATACTGAGGGTTCATCGTAAGATGAACTATTAAAAGATAATCTATACCCTCCGGCGCCGCCACCTCCGCCGCCATCTGCAAAAGCAAATGAAGCTGGGCCGCCACCTCCGCCGCCACCAGCGACTACTAAATAATCGATTGCGTAAGGACCTTGTCCTCCTCCACCAGAGCCGAATCCTAATACTTGATATCCGAAACCTCTAGTTTTAGGTTTTACTTCACGTTTTTTATTTTGACCGTGTTGGTTTTCTAGGTTGTCTAGTTTGTAATCTTTCAACTTTTACTCCTATTATGCGTCGTTAGCGAGGTCAGTAGTGAAAAATAATTTAATTCCTAGTAATCTTGCATCAGCATCTAAGTCATCTGCAGATACATCTCTTGACACTTGGAAAAAAACATACTCATTATCACCAGGTGATCCTGCAATTGTTACTGCTCCACTTTCAGCTGCAACATCTAAATCATTAGATGTTCCACTGTGAGCTTTTGCTGTTGCAACAACTTGTGTTCCAAACGCTGTGTTTAAATCTCCACTGTCAGCTAAAGCTACTCCAGATAGTCCCCATGCTGTAGTTCCTGTGTTTGTTGAAGTCGCTGTAAAAAATGCTTGAAAAGTTACTGTGCCTGCATTCCATGATTTAGGAAAGGCAACAGCAAACTGTGCAAATTCATCTGAAGATTTATCAAAATCTAAAACTTTTATTTCAGGTCCATTAGATAATTCTACTTGTGCCGCTTCTGCTCCATTTGTAGAGTTAGGGTACATAGCAACTGCAGGAATCCATATAGTTTCTTTACCTGCAACTTTTACTGCAGAACCGCCCGCTTGAACAACACCAGTTCCATTAGGTGCAATATTAATGTTACCATCTGCTCCATCAGTAATTGTTATTGTACCTGAGTTAGTTCCTGAGTTTGTATCTAATACAAGATCATGCGTGCCACTTGTTGTAAGCGTAGCTGCAGCTGCTCCTGTTCCAATTCTTGTTTCTCCAGAACCTTTTGGTTTAATATGAATATCAACATTTGTTTCTCCACTTGCACCTATGATTGGTGGATTACCTGTTGCAGCATTAGTTACTTCTAATTCATTAACTGCTGAAGCTGTTGTTTGAAATATAATTTGTTCTGCTCCATTTGCATCTGCAATAAAACCTGCGTCTGCTATTTTTGGAGCTGTTAAAGTTTTGTTTGTTAAAGTTTGTGTCCCTGTAAGTGTTACATCACCAGCTGGTAACTCAAGTATGTCAGGATTTGTACCATCATTTGCTGTAGCAAATACAACTTTAGTTTCGCCAGAACCTACCGCTACACTATTACCGGATCCAGAAACATATTTAAAAGTTACTGTTTGTGATCCACTTGTTGAATTTTTTAAAAAATAAAAAGTTTGAACATCAATTGGTATTGTTACATTTCTTCCAGCAGAAATAGTTCCTGTAAACTCAATCATTCTGTGTGCAAGAGCTGCACCAGTTGATCCATCAGAAACAGATAAATCAGTATCACCAGAATCTCCGACAGCTTGTTGTATGAAACCGCCTGATATTTGTTCTATAATTTGTAAATTTGTATTAGTTTTTGTCCCCCAAGTTCCAGCGTTTTCACCTGTTGCTTGAAGTTCAACACCTAGTCCTGTGTACGTTGATGCCATAATCTTTTATCTCCTAATTAGAAAAATTCATCTTCTATGCAACATCACTATAACTTGTATTAGAACCTGTGTCAACTGCTTGATATGCTTGAATTCCAAATCTATTTGAAGTGCCTAATTCCGCTACAGAAGCTGTTGCTGAGACACCTGTTAATCCTATTACATCCGCTGGTGCAATAGAGCCCACAGAAGCTGTTGCTGAGACACCTGTTAATCCTATTACATCCGCTGGTGCAATAGAGCCCACTGCTGAAGTTAATTCAAAACCAGTAGGTTGTATAACAGGACTTGCAGATGTTGTTATTGATCCTACAGCTGTTGTTGCTGAAACACCTGTTACACCTATTACATCTGCTGGTAAAATAGAACCAACACTTGCTGTTGCAGATACTCCAGTTAATCCCATTACATCATCTGGTGCAATAGAACCGACACTTGCTGTTGCAGATACTCCAGTTAACGTTTGTGTTATATCTCCAATAATGTCTGGAGCTCCAACATTTGCTGTTGCAGATACTCCAGTTAATCCTATTATGTCTCCAACTGTTAGTGAACCAACACTTGCAGTTGCTTGTACACCTTCTAATAAAATATCTCCTTGAATGCCCCAAGCATCATCATTCCAAGCTGCTCTACCCCATCCAGTATTTATTTCTGCTGTTACTGTAACTGATCCTACTGCTGTTGTTCCAACACCAGCACTACTTAATGTTACATCTATAGAACTTTCTCCCCAGTTTTCATCACCCCAACTATCTGATCCCCAACCTTGTTCAGGAAAAACATCTGGTGTTCCAACACTTGCTGTTGCAGATACTCCAGTTAAAGAAGCTAAAGCTACACCAGACTGCCATGCGTTTGCATTCCAAGTATTATTACCCCATGTACTTGTGCCTATAAAAGCAGAACCACCCATTAAAGAGTGATTTGAACAATAGTAATATAAACTATTAGGAGCGTCTGACGCTACAGTTATTTGAGTATAAGCCCCGGAGTTTCCTGGAGTTCCAACAGTATTTACGCCGGTTGAGTATGCACTACCTCCAGAGTGAGTTCCGTTTTCTGTAGTTGAAAGTCTTAAAGGGTGAAATGCATTTGAAGAATCAGATTGATTAAATCTATACGTTCCAGTTTTTGAAAAGAACAAAGTTTTTTGCTGTACGCCATCAATAAAAAATCTATTACCATCGTCTGTGCTTACAACGGTAACTGTAAGAATTTCTCCTACTGGATCGGTGTTAGCAGTCCAACCCATGCCTGAGTGGTTTGTACAGTAGTAGTATAAAGTTGGTGCATCATCAGCAACTGTTATTTCAGTGTATGCTCCTGAACTACCTGGTGTTCCATTGGTTGTTACTCCAGTTGTATATGCAGCAGATGGACTATTGTTAGCATTTGTAGAAAATCTTAAAGGGTGTCCAGAGTTAGAAGAATCAGATTGATCAAAACGATATGTTCCGCCTTCTATAAGAGTTAATGTTACATCAGCGGTGGCTGTAGAACCATCAATAGCATATTTATTAGCTGAGCCAACATTATGATAAGGGTGATTAGATGGATTACCACCAACTACAGTTATTGTGAAGGTTTGAGTAACGGACATCCGTTCCTAACCTCTCTACGCTATTCTTATGATCGCGTTAGTTGCGTCTGCTGTTGGGAATTGAATTGTAAAAGTTCCACTTGTTACAGTCTTATCTCCACCGAATGCAATTACTGCACATGCAGGATCACCAGATGCTTCGTCATTATAAATTAATGCACCATTAGCTGTAAAAGTTGCGCTTGAATAACTTACATCGTTAAAGTCACAAACTGCTGTTGTGCCTGATGCAGCAGGAGTCACACTTGTTAAAGTTGCGCCGCCGGCTGTGTAAGCAGTTCCTGATGAATTTGTAATTTCGTTTGATGTGCTATAAGCTGTTGTACCTGCACCTAAAGATGCTGAACTTGTGTACAATGCTATTTTGAAAGTGTTTCCAGTTGTAGCTGTAAAATTGTGAACTCCTTTTAGGACTTCAACTTTAAAACTTGTGCATACTGCCGATGTTATTGCCATAATTTTATTCTCCTACGGGTTTGCTGAGGTAACTGGTATTCTAACTGCTCCGTCTGTGTAGTCGTCTCTTCGTCTTCTACCAACTTGCTCATTAGCAAACTTCTGTACCTCTTGTTTATATTTATTTTCATATAATGTCAACATATCAATTGGGCCTTTTAAGAAGCCATAAGTCTCTGACAAACAGCAGTATAACAGGCCATTGGGAAAATTCAAACTAATATAATTAGTCTGATTACTCGATTCCAAAGTAGCTGGCATGACATTAAAATGAACTCTAAATTTATAAGTAGTATCAGGAACTGGAGCAAACATCATTCTTCCTGATGTGGTATCTGTGTTTCCAGTTGCGCCACCAAACATAGCATAATATTTAGGTTGTCCTCTTTTTGCAGTTTCTGTTGATGGGACATATTCTTGAAGATAAGAAATATCTTTTTTTTCTAACCAAACATTATTTCCTGTTATATCAGAAGTTGAATCATAGACCTGGATTCCTCTAATAAATAAAGCTCCCGCTGGAGCATTAATAGTTTCTTGTCCAGTAATTAAACTACCTTCTTCTTGTTTTCTATCAGAATCAATCGGAACATCTCTCATGATTCTATATTGAGCATTTAAAATTATATTTTCTAATACTGCAGTCGTTAACACGTTAGAATCTGTTTCTGTGTAGTTTCTAATATTTGTAACTAAATCTGAATAACTTATACCAGCCATTATTGTCCCTTATGTTTTCTTAAAATTTTTTGTTGTTTAGCTGTTAGCTCAACAACTTCTTTTTCTTCTTCTTCTTGTCTTGTAGGTTTAAATACACCTTTAATCCAATTTAAAAATTTTTTAATCATCCTTCAATAGTAATAGGCCCAACGGAACAACCGTAGCCTCCTCCTTTTATACTACCAGTTGTAGCAGTATCTGAATTAACTGTAAAGAAGAAGAAATTTGAAACTAAATAATCAGTTGAACTTCTTCCTGGACTTCCACTTCCTGTATCACTAACATATTTTCCTGTTGTAATAGCGTATCCTGAACCTTGTCCTATTTGTGCACCTGTTATTCCATCAAAATTAGGAATTGTTGCATAAGCAAAAACAGGACTACCCGCAGCACCACCATTTGGATTATAAGGCGTACCTGTTCCTGGTGAGATTGTAGG